ATAGCACAACAAATAGAATATATAGTTTTATTAGGAATACAAAAAATTCTAGGTAAAGATAATAAAGATCAAGAAGCAGAAAAAGATAATTTGATTAGAAAACAAAATACAAATCTTAAAAGACAGATTGCATTACAAATGACTTTAAACGCTATCGGTGGTGGTGGTAGTGGTGGAAGTAATCCATTAAAGTTTTTTGCTAGTGGTGGGTCTGTTAGAAAAGGACAGCCAACGATTGTTGGAGAAAGAGGTGCAGAATTGTTCGTTCCTAACTCAACAGGACAAATACAACAAAACGCTAGAGGCACATCATCACAAGGTGCAACAGTTAATTTTAATATCAACACAGTAGATGCTTCAGGGTTTGAAGAATTATTAGTTAGATCAAGAGGTGCTATAACTCAAATCATTAATAACGCTGTTAATGAAAGAGGACAGGAGAGTTTAATTTAATGGCTGGTGCTTTTCCAATATCAACTTCTAAATTTGAAACTTTAGGAATAAAGTCTATTCAAAATACAATTATATCTAAATCTGTATCAGGTAAGAAACTTGCAAGACAAATAGATAACCAAAGATTTGCATTCACAGTTCGTATAGTTACAGGAACTAGATCAGATGTTTATGGAGAGTTAATGGCATTTATAATGAAACAAAGATCAGGCAAAGAAAACTTTACAATAATCCCACCTGAAATAGAAGATGCTAGAGGTAATGAATCAGGAACAGTTTTAGTTAATGGTGTTCACGCAGTAGGAGATACAACGATTGCTATGGACGGACATAATAATGATGGAACACACAAATTTAGGGCTGGAGATTTTTTAAAATTTGCTTCACATAACAAAATTTATATGGTTGTAGCAAATGTTACTTCTTCTAGTAATGCCTCAACAGTTACAATAGAGCCACCTTTACTTACAGCACTTGCAGACGATTCAGTTGTTACTTATGATAATGTTCCTTTTACAGTACATTTAACAAACGATATACAAGAGTTTGGTGTTGTCGGAACTGCTAAAGATGGTGCGTTTTTATACCAATATGAATTTGATGTAGAAGAATCTTTATAGATGACAAAATATTTAGTAAGGCATTATGTAACTGCTGATTTTCTTGCAGAAAAAATAGTAGATGAAAGTGAATTAGATTCTGAAAAAAACAATTTAAAACAAAATACTATTCCAGATGGAAGTTTCAGCTTTATTATGGTAGAACAAAGCGAAAAACTAATAAGAACAACATACGAGAAATATGACGAGAGCCTTAACAACAGCGATAAAGAACGAACTAGCCACAAATGATATTAGGCCATTTCATTTACTTACAATAGGCTTTAGTACTCCTGTAAATTTTACTGATTGTAGTTTTCCATTAACTTCTTCAATCTCTGGTAGTTCTGTTACTTATACTTCATCAGATTTTATTATAGGTGTTTCAGATTTTACTGAAGAAATAGATGTAACTAAATCAAGTTTAACAATATCTTTATCAGGTGCAGATCAAACATTTATTTCTACTGTACTTAATGAAAATGTTACTAACGATGCAGTAACTATTTTTAGAGGACTATTAGCAGATGATAATTCAATTATTGCTGATCCTTTTTTGTTGTACAAAGGTAATATAGAAAATTTCGCAATAAATGAAAATACGAAATCAAGTGTTGTTAATTTATCAGTAGTTTCTCATTGGGCTGACTTTGAAAAAAAGAATGGAAGAAAAACAAATAATACATCACAACAAAGATTCTTTAGTACAGATGTTGGTATGGATTTTAGTTCTCAAACTGTTTTAGATATTAAATGGGGTAGAGAATAATGTTTAAATGGTTTGAAAAAATATTAATTAAAGTAGCAAAAAAAATACTTAACAAACATGCACCTAAAGGAGAGTTTCTTGCTTACATAAACAAGAGAGAAGAAAAACTTTTAAAACAATATGGTGGTGCTGGATTAGAAATAAAGAAAACAAAAATTAAATCTTTTTTTAGTATAGGTGGTGTTTTTAGAGCAGCAGTTAGTTTCTTTTCTAATCTTAATCCAGTTGTACAATTAATTGCAACTGTTGCTATCGCATGGTTATTTAGACCTAAAGTACCTGACCTACCTGACTTTGGTGTTAATGAAGCAGATGACTTTGAAACAGGAGTTCTTTTAAACAAACAAAGTAATGATGCAAATATTCCTGTAATATATGGAGAAAGACTAATCGGTGGCGTCAGAGTTTTTGTAGAAACTTCAGGAACAGATAATACTTACTTGTATGTTGCTTTAGTATTGTCAGAGGGTGAGATAAATTCAATAGAAGAAGTAAGAGTTGATGACAAAGTTGTTACTTGGGCTAGTGCTTTATCTGATGGAACAGAAGTAGAAGTAGGCAGTGGAGATAGTAATTTTTATAAAGATAGTGAAAGTTTAATTAAAATAGAATCACATTTTGGAACAGATGGACAATCAGCATCATCAATATTATCAACATTATCTAATTGGGGAAGTAATCATAAACTATCAGGCATAGCATATTTAGCTTTAAGATTTAAATGGAATCAAGATGTATTTTCTGGAATACCTAAAATACAAGCAAAAATAAAAGGTAAAAAAGTTGTAGCATATAATTCTAGTTTAGTTGCACAAAGTCCAGCTTTTTCAACAAACCCAGCTTGGTGTTTATTAGATTATTTAACTAATAGTAGATACGGTAAAGGTTTAACAACAAGCGAAATAGATTTACAAAGTTTTTATGATGCCTCACAAGTTTGTGAAACACAAGTAACTCCATATTCAGGTGGTAGTGATATTAACATTTTTGATACAAATGCAGTTATAGATACATCAAAAAAATTATTAGAAAATGTTAGAGAGTTGTTAAAAGGATGTAGAGGTTATTTACCATACACACAAGGTAAGTATAATTTAATTATAGAAACAACAGGAAGTGCGTCAATCACTATAACTGAAGATGATATTATTGGTGGATATAATTTACAAACTCCAGCTAAAAATGAAAAATATAACAGAGTAATTGTATCTTATGTTAACCCTGATCGAAATTTTCAAGTTGATGAAGTACAGTTTCCACCAATAGATGATTCAGGATTACCAAGTGCAGATCGTCATGCAACAATGAAAACAGATGATGGTGGTTTTTTATTAGAGGGTAGATTTGAATTTGGTAAAGTTATCACAAATACTTATCAAGCAGAAGAAATGGCTGAAGTTATTTTAAGAAGAACTAGAGATTCAGCAAGACTTTCTATTAATGTATCGTTTAGTGCGTATGATTTAGCTATTGGAGATATTGTTAATATTACACATTCTAGTATTGGATATTCTGCAAAACCATTTAGAGTGTTATCTATTAAATTTAATCCTGATTTTACATTAGGTTTAGATTTAGTAGAACATCAAAATGCACACTACACATGGGCAACCAAGACACAAGCAACTGCAATTCCATCAACTAATTTACCTAATCCATTTACTGTCCAACCACCAGCTAGTGTTACTTTAGATGATACTTTAGTTGAATATAATGATGGAACTGTAATTGTAGCTTTAGATGTATCAATAGGTGCTTCTCCTGATAGTTTTGTAGATTATTACCAAGTAGAATATAAATTAAGTACAGATTCAGATTTTATAATTTACGCACAAGGTTCAGGATTAAATCACAGAGTTTTAAATGTAATTGACCAAAAAATTTATAATGTAAGGGTTAAGGCAGTTTCAAGTTTAGGTGTATCGTCAACTTATGTATCAGCAACTAGAACTATAATAGGTGCAGTAGAACCACCAAGTGATGTAACAGATTTTTCTTGTAATATTGTAGGACAAGAAGCACATTTAGGTTGGGAACAAATACCTGATCTAGATTTAGCATATTATAATTTAAGATTTAGTAAAGAAACTGATGGTAGTGCAACTTGGGAAAACTCGGTAGCTTTAGTAGAAAAAATATCAAGACCAGCAACATCTATTTCTGTACCAGCTAGACAAGGAACGTATCTTATCAAGGCCGTAGATAAATTAGGAAACTTTAGTTCAAATGCAACTGCAATTATTTCTAATGTAACATCTGTATTAAACTTTAACGCAGTAGCAACTCAATCAGAACACCCTAATTTTACAGGAACATTAACTAATACACTTATCTCTGACAGTACAATTAGATTAGATTCATCAGAATTGTTTGATAGTGCTAGTGGAGATTTTGATGACGAAACAACTAGATTCTTTGATTCAGGTGTTGCTAATGCTGATTTTTATGCAAGTGGTAATTATTTATTTGCAGATGTTATAGATATAGGTGCTAAACATACAGCTAGAATTACAGCTACTTTATCACAATCTTCTGACAATCCTGATGATTTATTTGATAATAGAACAGGATTATTTGATTCTTCTTCATCTAACTTTGATGGAGATACACCAGCTAATGCTAATGCACATTTAGAAATAGCAACTTCAGATGATAATTCTACATATACAGCTTTTCAAACATTTGTGATTGGAGATTATACAGCTAGATATTTTAAATTTAGAGTTGTTTTGATTTCAAGAGATTTAGCTTCTACTCCTGTTGTATCAGAAGTAACAGTTTCAATAGATATGCCAGACAGAATATTTAGTGCTAATAATATCAGTTCAGGTGCTGGAACTAAAACTGTAACATTTACAAACCCATATAAATCTGTTAATTATGCAGTAGGAATTACAGCAGAAAATATGTCAACAGGAGATTTTTTTACTGTATCAAACAAAACTGTCAATGGCTTTGATGTATTGTTCAAAAATTCTAGTGGAACTAATGTATCAAGGACGTTTGATTTTATTGCAAAAGGTTTTTAAAAGGAGTATAAGAAATTATGGCACAACACGATTTTAACATAGCAAACGCATCATTCCCAACTGTAAGAGCAGATATTAATAATGTATTAACTGCAATTAACACAACACAATTAGGTTCATCTGCACCAAGTACAGCGGCACAAGGCACACTTTGGATAGATTCTGCTACATCAGGAGTTTTAAAATTAAAGTTGAATGATGGCACAGATAATATAGAACTATTACAAGTAAATATTTCAAGTAATGCAGTAACAAGCACAATGTCAGTAACAGGAACAATAGCTGAAACAGACCCAAATGCTTTACCACTAGCAATAGCTTTAGGATAAGGAGAATAAATGGCAAATACTTTTAAGGTAAAAACAAATGGTGCGATGCCAGCAAGTGCTGGAACACCTTTAACTCTTTACACAGTTCCATCATCTACAACAACAGTAGTTATTGGATTAACACTTTGTAATATTCACACTTCAGCTGTAACTGCTGATGTTCAATTAGTATCAGACACATCAGATACAGAAACAAACGAAACAGTTTTATTAATTAAAGATGTCAGTATTCCAGCTGGTTCATCTTTAGAACTTTTAACAGGTGGTAAAGTTGTTCTTCAAACAACTGATATATTAAAAATAGATTGTTCAGTATCAGCTAAAATAGATGCAACATTATCAATCCTAGAAATAACATAGGAGTAATTAATGGCTTACATAGGACAAGCACCAGCAAATAAAGCAGTAAGTGCTTCTGATTTAGAAGATGGAATAATTACTAATGCAAAACTTGCACAAGATATAATTTCAGGAGAAACTGAATTAGCAGAATCTCCAGCTAGTACAGATGAATTTTTAATTAGTGATGCTGGAGTTTTAAAAAGATTAGATGCTAGTTTAGTTGGTGGTGGTAAAATTGGTCAAGTTATTTCAACAAATAAAACCGATACATTTAGTGAGAGTGTAAATACTGAAGTATTTTCTAATATTGTTACTGGACTTACAGTAAGTATAACTCCTAGTGCAGCTTCATCAAAAATTTTAGTTTTTTTAAGTATGGGTGTAGGTGCTGCTGGGGAACATGGAATACGTTTTCAACTTTTTAGAGATACTACACAGATTGATTTAGGAGATTCTGGTGGTGGAAGCAGACCTAGAATATCAAAAGGGCCAGATCAAAATACTGGTGGAAATGCTTATATCACAAACTTGAATTCAAATTTTTTAGATTCACCTAACTCAACATCAGCATTAACTTATGGAGTTAAAATTGGACACACTTCAGGTTCAGCTAAAACTCTTTATATAAACAGAACATATGACGACCCTGATGATGCTTCTTATGGTAGAGGTTCTTCATCTATAACAGTTATGGAGATATTATCATAATGGATTTACATAAAGCAATAAGATCAATCCACGATAATGTAGTGACAATAAATGGAGATACACAAGAAACTATTATTGCAAAAGATATTAATGGAGATGAAGTTAGTATTAATTGGACAGCAGTTAATTCTTGGACAGACCCTGACCAATATAAATTTGATAGAGCAAATGAGTATCCAACAATAGTAGATCAATTAGACGACATTTATCACAATGGAATAGATGGTTGGAAAGCTACAATTAAAACAACAAAAGATAAATATCCAAAGGAATAATTTATGGCATATATAGGAAAAACACCAATCACAGGAAACTTTGTAAAACTAGATGCTATTAGTGTAGTTAATGGTCAAGCTGGTTATACTATGAATAATGGTGGCTCTGCTTTTACAGATTATGAAAATGTAAATCAGTTTTTAGTTTCACTTAATGGTATTCTTCAAGCACCAACAACTTCATTTACAGTTTCAGGCAGTACACTTACATTTGCATCTAACCTTGCAACAGGAGATGTTATTGACTTTGTTATCGTGCTTGGTAATACATTGTCAATCGGCACACCCTCTGATGCTACTGTTACACAAGCTAAAACTAATTTTGTATCAACATCATCTGCTGCTGGATTACAAATAAAAGGAGATGGTACTACTGATGGAACTTTACAATTAAACTGTTCTCAAAACTCACATGGAATAAAACTTAAATCTCCACCACATAGTGCAAGTGCTTCATACACTTTAACTTTTCCAAATAATGATGGAGATGCAAACCAAGTATTAACAACAAATGGGTCAGGTGTTTTAAGTTTTGCTGATGCTGGTGGTGGTTCTTTTACAAAAATTGCTAATGCTGATTATGGTTCTGCTGTTTCTACTTTTACCTATACTAATTGTTTTACTTCAACATATTCTGTTTATAAATTTTATATGTTTGATATTGATGCGGCAGCATCTAATGATGAATTAGAAATAAAGTTTTTAGATAGTGGTGGAAGTGTAGTAGGTAATTGGCGACAAGTATCAACTGAAATTTATAAAGAGCAAGGTGGAAATGGATCAGGAACAGGTACTTTTACTGATCAAGGAAACAATTTTATTAGATGTTCTCATAATGATTTAACAGGCAATACAACTCAACCATCACATTTAGAAATGGAAATTTATATGCCTTATGAATCTAAATATACAACAATCCATCAAAGATTTTTTTTACGATCAGATAATGGTTATAATTATTTTTATGATGCATATGCTTTTTTAGAAAGTACAACGTCTTTGCGTTCTATGACTATATATCAAGATGGTGATACAAATTTTGCAAGTTATAAATCAACTATATATGGATTGACGAGGTAATTATGAAAATACAAGAAGTTAATTGCTTAACAGGAGAAACAATAATTAGAGATTTTACTGATGAAGAAAAAACTATACAAGAACAAAATATTGCAAATAGAGAAGCAAGATTATTTGATAGAGAAATTAATAAATTAAGAATTAAAAGAAATAATCTTTTAGCAGAAACAGATTGGTGGGGTGCATCTGATAATACTATGACAACAGAGCAAACTCAATACAGAAAAGATTTAAGAGATATAACAAATGGATTAACAACAGTTGAACAAGTTGAAGCTGTTGAGTTTCCAGAAAAACCATAGGAGTTTAAATGGCTCTTAACTTTGCTAACAACAACTCCTTATCAGCAATAACATCTTTACCAGCTTCTATAAGTGGTGGTGGAATGACTTTAATATCTACACAAACTGCATCAAGCTCATCTACAATATCTTTTACATCTGGTATTGATAGCACCTATGATGAGTATGTGTTTAAGTTTTATGATATTCATCCTGAAACAGATAATACTCATTTTCAATTTCAAGCAGATACTGGAACGAATACTAACTACAACCAAACTATAACAAGCACAGCTTTTTATGCTCAACACAGAGAAGATGGAAGTGCTACTGCACTTGAATATAGAACTGGAGAAGATCAAGCACAAGGCACAGCATTTCAACCATTATGTGAAGGTCTAGGAAATGATAATGATCAAACTTTAAGTGGATATTTACATTTATTTAACCCAAGTTCTACGACATTCGTAAAACATTTTATAACACAAACAAACCAAGTTAGATATAATGATAGATTTTACAATTTTCACATAGCTGGATATTTTAATACAACGACAGCATTAACAAGAGTACAATTTAAAATGTCTAGTGGCAACATAGATAGTGGAGTAATAAAATTATATGGCATTAGTTAAGTATAACAACAATAGCATAAGTGCTGTAACCTCTGCTGCTGCAATACCAAGTGGTGCTTTAGTACCTATTAAAACTTTAACTGCTAGTTCTAGTTCTACCTTGTCATTCGTACATGGAAGTTCAGATGTAGTCTTGGATAGCACATATCCTGTTTATGTTTTTAAATTTATAGATATACATCCATCTGTTGATGCTGGAAATTTAGAATTTAATATGAGTGTTGATAGTGGAAGCAACTATAATGTTGCAAAAACAACAACTTCTTTTTATGGCTATCAAACAGAAAATGGTGCTTCAACAGCTGTGGCTTATGATACTAATTTAGATTTAGCACAAGGAACAGGATTTCAAAAATTATTAGAAAATGTAGGTACTGATAATGACCAATGTGGTACTGGAACTTTAATCATTTTTAATCCTAGCAGCGATACGTTTGTTAAACATTTTATGTTTACAGGTATCAGAAATGGTGCTTATGAGTACGCAGTAAATTATTATATTGCTGGTTATGGAAATACTACAAGTGCAGTTAATGCAATTAGATTTAGAATGCACTCTGGCAATATTGATGCTGGTAAAATAAAACTATATGGAATTAAGGATAGCTAATGTCAATTATTAAACTAAATAATAATGGAGTAAAGAACGCAACTGC